CATCTGTGGCGCGCTTGGCTCAACGAGGCTGCACTCGTCGAGGGGCTTTTGCCCAGCGAGTTGCGGCGCGTTGACGCCGACCTGATCCCCCACGCCTGGCATTGGGATGGCTTCAAGCACGTAGACCCCGCCAAGGAGTCGAAGGGCGAGGAAACCATGCTCAAGACCGGAGCGCTGACGTATCCCGACCTGTATGCGGCCAAGGGCCAGGACTGGGAGGAGCAGCAAGAGAAGCAGGCCGAGGCACTTGGCCTGTCAGTCGAAGATTACCGCGCCCGCCTCGCCGACTCGCTGTTCGGCGTGAAGGCGGCTGCACCTGTTGAAGAAGAAGTGGAGCAAGATGAAGAAGACTGATCTTTACATCCAAGCCAGCGATGGCGACGGCACGCTTCACATGCTTGAAGCTCAGGCCGAGCCGGTTGAGTTCACTGCCGCCGAAGGAGACGACAGTGGGAAGCTCAAGCGGTTCAGCATGACGGGCTACACGGGCGGCAAGATGAACGTCGGGTTCGGCGCTCCAGTCGTTGTCGATCTCGCGGGCATGAAGGTGTCGTCCAAGGCGCGCCCCATCCTCAAAGATCACAATCCCGCGCAGGTTGTCGGCCACACCGACGCCATCAAGATCAGCGCCGGTTCGCTCAAGGCGTCCGGCGTGGTCAGCGGCGCGAACAGCTACGCCGAAGAAGTGATGGCGTCCAGCGGCAATGGCTTCCCGTGGCAGGCCAGCATTGGCGCGAGCATCGAGCGCATGGTCGAAGTGGATCGCGGTGAGACAGTTCAAGTGAATGGCCGGACATTTACCGGCCCGGTTCTCGTGGCCCGTAAGTCCACACTCAAGGAAATTTCGTTCGTCGCACTTGGTGCGGACGACAACACCGCAGCACGTGTTGCGGCGAACAATCAACCCCTACAACCGGAGACGATTACTATGGGCTTTGAAGCATGGCTAAAAGCACAGGGTCTTGACATCGAATCGCTGAGCGAGGATGCCGTCAAGAACCTCAAGGCAACGTATGAGCAGGTTCAGGCCGCTCAGGACACCCCCGACGAACCTGCTGGCGACGTTCAGGCATCTGCCGACGACGACGCCTTTGACACGCAGGCTGCGATCGCTGAGATGCGTGCCGAGCAGGCCCGGCTTGCCGAAGTGCAGGCCAAGGCTGAGGGCCACCCCGAAATCGCTGCCAAGGCGATCTCAAACGGCTGGTCCGCCGATCGCACCGAACTGGAAGTCCTGCGTGCATCCCGCTCGGTCGCCGCCCCCAACATCAATGTTGGCGCTGGCCGCAAGGAGCTCGACGGCGACGTTCTGGAAGCTGCGATCTGCATGGCAGGCGGCCTCAAGGATGTCGAAAAGGAGTTTGACGACAAGACCCTGCAAGCAGCGCACGACCGCTACAAGGGCCGCATCGGCCTGCAAGAAGTCTTCATCGACGCTGCGGCTCAGAACGGCTACGCTGGCTCGCCCAGCTTCCGCCGAGATCACCGTGGCATCCTGCAAGCCGCCTTCTCGCAGGGCGTTCAGGCTTCCAGCGGCTTCTCGACGCTCAGCATCACCGGCATCCTGAGCAACACCGCCAACAAGTTCCTGCTTCAGGGCTACAACGCGGTTGAGTCCACTTGGCGCGAGATCGCTCCGATCAAGAACGTCTCCGACTTCAAGCAGCACACCTCCTACAACCTGATCGGTGACATGGAGTTTGAGCAGGTTGGTGCTGGCGGCGAGATCAAGCACTCGACCCTGAGCGATGAGTCGTTCACGAACCAAGCGGATACCTACGCCATCATGGGTGGTATTACTCGCAAGGATCAGATCAACGACGACCTCGGCGCTCTGACTGCCGTTCCTCAGAAGATCGGTCGCGGTGCTGGCCTCAAGGCCAACAAGGTGTTCTGGACTGAGTTCCTTGACAACACCAGCTTCTTCACTGCTGGCAACAACAACCTTGAGACGAGCAACGCGCTCTCCATCGGTGGCCTGACTGCCGCTGAACTCGCGTTCCTCGATCAGAAGTCGCCCGAGAACGCAGACGGCTCCGATGGCTCGCCTCTCGGCCTGATGCCCTCGATCCTTCTCGTTCCTAACGCGCTGAACGTGACTGCGAGCCAGTTGATGAACACCACCACCGTCGATGTGTCCACGACCGCCGACACCCCGCTGCCCAACAGCAACCCGCACGCTGGCAAGTTCCGCGTCGTGCGATCCAGCTACCTCAACGGTGGCCTCGGCGGCGCTTCCTCGGCAAGCACTTGGTATCTCCTCGGCTCGCCGAGCGACATCCCGGTCATCGAGGTTGCAGCCCTCAACGGCAACCCGAACCCGACCGTCGAGACTGCGGACGCAGACTTCAACACCCTCGGGATTCAGATGCGTGGCTACGCCGACTTCGGTGTCGCCAAGCAGAACCCGCTGGGCGGCGTGAAGTGCACGGCTTAATAGCCTTCCTCCTGCGGCGGGTCACGTTGTGGCTCTGTGGCCCGTCGTTTTTCTTCTTTGAATCAAACCAACGTAACGGAGGCCAAACATGGCACAATCAATCGAAGCAATCTTGTACCAGGGGCCGGTCGCCGTCCGCGACTACACTCCTGGCTCCGGCGTGAGCGCCGGTGAAATCCGCGAACGCGAAGATGGACAGGTCGGCGTTGCCGTCACCGACATCGACGCTTCTGACCTCGGCAGCGAATACGTCTCTGGCGTGTTCAAGGTCGTCTGCGACACAAAGACGTTCGCCAAGGGCGATCCCGTCTATTGGGACGCATCGGCAGACACCGCGCTGACCGCTGACGACACCATCGAAGCTGGCGACTTCTACCTCGGCATGGCCGAGTCCGCCGCAACCACCTCTGACGAAAACGTCAAGGTTGATCTGAACGTCCAGCGCCCGGTTCCGACCGGCGTTAGCTCGTAAGGAATAAGCAGCGGCTCGTGAGAGCGGGCCACTGCCTTTTAGGAGGCTTTTATGCACTTGCACAACAACATCCCAACCATGCTCAGCGAGGAAATCCGAGATTATCTCGCGGAGATTGGTTCAAGTTGGTCCGGTGCCGGTTACGCGGTGGAGTGCGGTGCATGGCTGGGCGGTGGCACCGCCGCCTTGGCTACGGGCCTCTCGGAAGCGGGCTATGACCTGCCGTTGTGTGTCTACGACAAGTGGCAGGCCAACCGAGAGGAAGTCTTCAAGGCTAAGTTCGGCAACGTGCCGATGGTGGACGGCCAGAACATCGAGCCGATCTTCCGCGACTTCGCAACGCCCTACTGCGAGGGCTTCCCGATCAAGACATACCGTGGCCGCATCGAGCAGGCCAAGTGGTGTGGGCATCCCATCGAAATCTGGCTTCTGGACGCGGCCAAGCGAGAGGGGCCGTTCTACGGCGCTCTCAAAGCGTTCGGCCCATCTTGGATTCCCGGCGTGACGACGGTGGGGTTGCTGGACTACGGGTTCTACCGGCAGTTCGGCGACGACGATCCGAAGGGTGAGTTGTATTTGGAGCAGGTCGCCTTTATGGATAGGTTCAGCGATCGCTTTGAGTTGATGGAAGATTTTGGCCCATCGGACTCACCTGCGTTCTTCAAGTACGTTGAAGAAATTGATTGGGAGGACGAGATATGAAGGTGATTTGCAACCACTTCGGCGATCCGGTGTTCAGTCGCTTGGCGCGCGCGCTGCGGCTATCGGTCAGCCTGAACGCGCCGGACGTTGAAGTGTTTGACGAGATCGTCACAGAAGTCCCCGACGAGCAGCCGGGCCTCCTGCGGCACTACACCGATAATCATGAGAAGCTGAAGGTGTGGCGATCTGCGATCCACGCCGAGCCCGATGGCTCGGAAGTCGTCCTGATCGACGCCGATACGATCGTTCTTGGTCCGCTCAGCGAAGCGTTCGACACCAAGTTTGACATCGGCTGGACATGGCGACCTGGGCGGCTTCCCGTCAACAGCGGCGTCGTGTTTGTGACCTGCAACGAACGCTCCCGCGCCTTCATGGACGCATGGGTGGACCGCGATCAAGTGCTTATGGAGCATCGGGAACTCGCCAACCACGGCGCTCGGAAGTTCGGCGGCGCGAACCAGGCGTCGTTCATGTGGCTCATCACCCACGGCAAGGGCCAAGACATCGCTGACTGCCACGACCTGATGTGTAAGAAGTGGAACAACGTCGATCAGACGTGGCACGAGTTCGACGACGACACTCGCATCCTGCACATCAAGGGCAAGCTGCGAGACACCTGCTTGGGCCGCAAGAACGATCCGTTCTTTCAGTCCCTCAAGCTGTTCTCGGTGAACGGCATTGAGTCTGACATCGAGATGGCAAAGCTCGCCCAAGAGTGGCGCGAGTACGATGAAATGGCAGAGATGGGGGTGGGATCATGAGCATCATGTCCACAAGCCTCGCATGGCTGTCCAGCAGCATGAAGACGCACCTATCTGAGTCGGGCTCGATTCGTCGTGACGACAACGAGACGCCCTCCATTGACATGCGAGTCGGCAAGACGATGGCCGATGTCGAGGGCATGAACGGCGTCACGGTGCGGACCAACATCGCCGACTTCCTGATTACGGCGGCGGATTACCAAATCAACGGCATCGCAGTGGAGCCGAAGCGAGGGGACGAGATTGACTACGGCGGCAAGACGTATCGTGCCATGCCGATTGCGGGTGGTGAGGTGTGGCGATACGCCGAAAACGTCAACCGAACCGTGCTGCGTATACACACCAAGGAGGTTGGCGATGCCAGCTAAAGTCACGCGAAACCTGAAAGAAGTCACCGGCGCGGTCTCTATCGAGCTGACTGGCGATACGGCCCGCGTCGAAGTCGAGACAGGCAGCGAATTGGACGGCCTGCTGTATTACAACTGGACGCGCGACGGTCGGCCTCGGCTTGGCCTGAATGACGCGCCGCACCAGCGGTTCAAGATCGCGCACATCGGAGGCGCAGCCTACGAGCTCGCCCCCGAAGTTGGAGCGATTCACCTCTCGCCGGAAGCGGAGGTTGTGACGAGTGAGTGATGTGTTCGACCTAGCTGATGCGGTGGCTACTCGCGTGAATGGCGGGAGCTACACCATCTCTGACACGTTCACTGTAACGGCGTCGGCGCTGGTCGAGTATGACATGGATGAACTTGAAGACGCGGTTGCCGTCAAGTGCGTGCCGCTACAGCGAGAGGTTGAGCCAGTCTCTCGAAGTAAATGCAAGAACGAGATCACGATTGGCGTGGCCGTTCTCAAGAATGTCCAGACATCCACGGGAGCCGTTGACACCGCCGCAGTGTCGGGCCTAGTGGAGTTGACAGAGGAGATCGAAGATCGACTCAGGAGCGAAGGTTACACCGTGAACGGCAAGCGTGCCTCATGGTTAAGGACGGAAGTAGACCCCATATATGACGGCGATGTGTTGTACGCACATCAGCAGTTCCGAAGCGTCATCAACGCGACCTACTTACTGACAACCCCGTAACCGGAGATTACTGATGGCTACCATCACTGGCGAAAGCTGCAAACTGTACCGGACCACTTCGCTGGCCGACACCCAAGACGCGACGATTGACGCTGCTTCTTGGACTGAGATCGACAACGTGAAGGGTGATCTCACCCTGAACCTGGAACGCTCCACCGCTGACGCATCCACCCGCGCGGGCGTGGGCTGGCGCGGCAACATCCCGACGCTCGGCGACGGCGGTGTTGAGTTTGAGATGCTGTGGGATCAGGGCGGCTCGGACGCCAACTTCACCGCACTCAAGGATGCCTTCTTGAACAAGACCACGATCCCTATGGCGATCATGGACGGCGACATCAACGCCGATGGCACGCAGGGCTTGGTGGCGTTCTACCACGTCTCCAACTTCTCGCGTAACGAGCCGCTGGAAGACGTTGTGACTGCAAGCGTCAGCTTGGCGCTGGCCCCCGTCACGACTTCTACCAACGCACCCAACTGGTACACCGAGTCCACCTAAGCCCAGCACTATAAGGAGTGAATGAGATGGCTAATTTCACAGACGCCCAAGACCGGACGTGGAGTGTCTTCATTGACATCCCCACCGTCAAGAAGTTGAAGGGGCATGATCTCGACATCCTCAAGATGTTTGATGGCGAGATGGAAGTATTTGAAAAGATCGTTGGCGATCCAGTCGAACTCGTCGATACGCTCTGGCTGGTCTGTGAAGATCAGATCAAAGAGCGTGGGCTGGATGAGATCGGATTCGCCAAGGCGCTGCACGGCGATGCCCTGATGGGCGCTGCCGAGGCGCTGGTGGAGGGCGTCTGTGATTTTTTCCCAGACCCGAAGCGGAGGGCGGGAATCCGTCAGATGCTTCGGAAGTCCAAAGAAGCGGGCGAGATCATGATGGATCAGGCTCTCGCTCAGGTCGAGGAGATGGACCCGAATCAGATCGCGGAAGCGGTTCTGAAAGACTCTACAGAGAAATCTGGAGAGCAGCAGGGTACGTCGGAATAAACCCGTTGACGCCGGGGCTGACGCTCCGCGAGTTGATGTGGATGGTTGATGGCCGGATCGACGTGTGCGACCGGCTGCACTGGAATCACACTTCGGGCATTATGGGGATTCTCCATAACGCCCACTACAAGAAGCGAGTCGATTTGAGTCACTACAACCCCTACGTCAAAAGCAGCTCGGGCGGCGTGGCAGTGAAGGCGGATAACATCTCCGTCCTCAAGCAGCTTGCGGGCAACCGGAAGGGTGGTGGCTGACATGGCCTTCATCAAGGTGACTGCAAAGCACATCTCATCGAACCGCAGGGTGCTAGGCGAGCTTGCTCGCGGCAAGCGGCGGGCGCTATACCGCGTCGGTGGCTTAATCAAGCAGATTGCCAAGCGATCCATCCGCAAGAAGCGACAAGGCAAGTTTGGCAAGCCGAGCCGTCCAGGTTCGCCGCCCAAGTCGATCACGCACGGCCTGCGGAACTCGTTTGAGTTCAAGGTGATGGATGATGATTCGTCTGTCATTATCGGCCCGATCCGCAAGAGCACGCCCAATAACGTCGCCAATCTCCACGAGGAGGGCGGCACCGTTGCTGGCAGGGCAGGCCGCGTCCCGATCCACAAGCGAGCCGTCCGCAAGGGCGTTAAGTGGAAGGAGGGCGAGGAGCCATACCCATCGAATCGATACCCGGATCACATGATGGTTCTGATGCCAGCGCGGCGCAAGTATCCCGAGCGTAAGTTCATGGGGCCAGCGGCGACGAAGGCTCAGGATAAGTACCCCGACATCTTCAAGGACTTGCTCCGATCAGGACTGTAATTCATGGCATCAGCAAGTGCAATTAAGGCTGGCGAAACCTTTGTCCGCATGTCCCTTGAGGCTGCCGAGATGGAGAAGGGGCTTGCGCAGATTCGCAACAAGCTCGATCGCTTCGCCCGATCCGCCGTCAAGGTGGGTGCAACTCTCGGCGCGATTGGCGGTGCCGGTGTTGTTGCCTTGGCGAAAGCGGCCCAGGCTGCAAACCGGGTTGAGTTGGTGGGTCGCCGCCTGGACGCAGTGTTCCGCGAAGCGGCGGATGAGGCCCGCAACTTTGCCCGCGAGCTTGCTGTCAGTATCGGCGACTCGCGGTTCGCTGTCGAGGACACGCTCGTTACGTTCAAGTCCTTTTTCGCTGAGATCGTGGACAGCGAGCAGGATCAGATCGGCTTCAGCCGACGCATGACGGAGTTGAGTCGTGACTTCGCGGCGTTTCAGGGTATGGATACCACGGAAGCCTTGCAGCGGTTCATCTCTGCCCTGTCCGGCTCACCCGAAGTCTTGGATCGCTTTGGTATCAACCTGAAGGCCGCAGCCCTCGACGCCGAGTTCGCGGCAAAGGGCTTGGATGTCACTACCGAGTCTGCCCGTGAGTTTGAGAAGGTTGTCGCCCGTATGGATATCATCGAGCGGACGATGAGCAAGCAGGGCGCAATCGGCAAGGCCGTGACGGAGCTTGAGACGTTCTCTGGTGCAATGCGTGCCGCGACAAGTGCCGTGCGAGACTTCACGGTGGCAGTCGGGCAAGCCCTCCTCCCGATTCTTCGCCCGGTGATCGCAACCTTCGCAAATATGGCTCGCGGGTTTGAAGCCATCGCCACCCACGCACCCGCCCTGACGGTGGCATTCGGCGTAATCGCTGTCGGAACAGCAGCGGCGGGCGTGGCGATCCTTGGAGCGGCGGCAGCGGCCACAGCTCTTGGGTTGGCGATTATGGGCATCTCGGCAACGGCCACGGCCTACTCGGGCTGGGCTAAGATGGTCAAGATGGAGACGGCTGGCGTTGCGGCTCAGTTCGCGTATGCCAAGTCGCAACTGCACGGCATGGGCGTGATGGCTGCCCAGACGGGGCTGCGGTGGCTGGGCATGGACGCCTCGCTCAAGAAGTCGGCGGCAACGCTTGGGGCTGTGCGGGCCGGACTTGTTGGCACGCTGGGCGTGCTGGGCAAGTTGTCACTGGCAACTATTGCGCTGTCGGCGTTCGCCGGTGACGTGCCAGCGATCAGTGCTGAGATGGTGCTGGGCGTGTCCGCCGTTGGCGCTGCCGTAGTCCTGTTGACGGGGCAGTTCCGGGCGCTGTCGGCGAATGTTCGCAAAGCTCGCCGCTGGGTCAGCGACTACAACAAGACGACTACCAAGAGCATGACGGGTTCGGGGCGCATTGTGACGAAGCAGTCCCTTAGCGCCACCGATCAAGCGGCCCTC